CAAAGGACTTGAGCAAGTAATTTGAGTTACGTTTTTACCGGTCGGATCATTCGTTGAAACGATAGTCAAGTACTGGTTTGCTCCAGCGCCGTTGCCTACTGCTCCAGCATAATGAATTGGTAATGCGTTTGATTTGTAATAGGTAACTTCAGGTGTACCAAAGTTTCCAATTTCCCACGACTGAGCGGCTTTTTCGTTACGTTGTGGAACGAATTGACCTAAACCACTACCGATAACCGATGGAACAACTACGTTTGGCATGTAGAATTTCATATCATCGCCTGGGTTACCAAGCTCCATAAAGTTTTCAATACCTTGCGCTAGTTTCTGATAGCTATCAATTGCAGTTACGCCATCACCATAAAAGCGATACGGGCCGCTTTCAGTGTGTAAAGCACCAGTTGGGATTGACTGCGACGGATTAAGCGGGTCTGGGATCATTACAGGTACAGAAGAATTAGCATTTAATGCTACGTTCTTTTCGATCGAGGCTCCCAAAGATTTAATGGCAGCTCTACCGATTTTTTCCATGTAGCCTTTCGAGTCCAGATTAAAAATCTGTTCAGGATTGGTGACTACCATAGAAGTATTGGCAGATTGATCAACGGTCAAAGTATGCACGCGCTGAGTGATTGCTTGATCTACTGCAACTAAACCAGAAGCGGTAGAGAAGCGATAGATTAATTCCAAATTAACAGACGAACCTAAGTTGGTTGTTACGGTTTGGAAATCTTTAAATTTAGTATTACACGTACTGACGAAGCAATTTAAATTCTCCATGTACGCAAGGGCAGACGGCTGGTAAGTTTTTACCTGCTGTAAAAAGTTAGACATGTTTAAACTCCAAAGTTATTAAATTATTACTTTGGATAACGGGACGGGATAATCTACTAGCCCCTTAGGTAGTCTTGCTTCCTAAGATCATCAATAGTCATCTTGCCGCTATCCATTCCGGCTGTAGATGGCTTTTCATGTTCGACTGGTTTATTAGCTTTGGGTTGAACCTTCGCAAGCTCGTTAGATTTGAGCTGACTAGAGATAATCTCTAGTTCTTTTCTGGCAGCAGCTCTAATTTTTTGGTGAAAAGGATAATCAGCCGCTATTTTAGCAAGATCAGGGATCGCCTCAGGATTTTTGCCCAAATAATAGAGCATATCAGCCGCATTATCAAACGAGTTATAAATTCCTGCGGTATCACTGGTAACTATGTTGTTCAAATGATCGGTTACCATTTCAAAATCTTGATATCTCTCTTTATTCGTTACTATCTTTTGGACTAAACCTTCCGACTCGACCCTCAAGCTCTCTTCAAAAGCAATTTGCTGCAATTGCGTTCTAAGCGCATCTAAAGATGGCCCAGATTGGGCACCTGCATCAAATCCTTGCTGTGGCCCTTGCTGCTGTTGAGGAGCATTGCCGACCATTCCGTACTGTTTAGAACGTTCATAGTCTGCTCTCGCTTTCTCTCTAGCCGATTCGGCCGCATGCGCCGCAATACGATTAACCTCATCTCTGCTGTAAACTCTAGCTTGCCTTGTCTCTGGTTCGATAGCTTGCTGAGACTGAGCTTGTGGCTCAGATTCGCTTGCCGTAGGCGCAGATTCATGAGCAACGTTAGTGTTTACTGGTTCGCTAACTTGTTCAGGAGCACTTTGCCCCGAGCTAATAACTTCATCTGTCATTAAAACCTCTACTAAATGATTGTTAACCCCATCACGGTAAAAATCACATTTCGGAATGTGGGCACCGTTATTTTAATCGCATAACTGCGTTAATTCTCGCTATTAGTCACGAGTCTACTTTGTGTCCGGTAATAATTATTATCGGACATTTGTATTATTCCATGAAAAGATTTATTATGTCAAACAATACTTTATAAAATGTCCGATAATAATATTTATCGGTCTTATTTAACATGGGGACCCAATTATGGCAGAAGTTGCTAAAAAATATCAAAAAGAGCTTGACAGAATAAAGAAAAACATTGAGCAAGCTAACAAATACTATCAAGAAAACTATAAGAGATATTCGAGATGGAAAAAGTACATCTATAAAGACCAACTTAGCGCTGACTACCGTAACCAGCTAAGAAAGCTTGGTAAACCACAAATGCAATTTAACGTGTGCGAATCGTATATATCAAAGCTAGTTGGCGAGTTCTCTCGTAATGAAATATCAGTAAAAGTATTGAGCGATTACAACTCTACTGTTCCGTCGCAACTTATCGAGTTAGTAGAGTCACATATTAGACACATTATCGACGAAGCACAAAAAAATGGTGTGCTATCGCAAGCATACGAAGGCATGCTGTCCGGCGGAATGGATGCTTTCAAATTGTCTACAGATTACTTGCATGAGAAGAGCTTTGAGCAAGGATTTAAGCTAAACACTGTGTTTTCACCAACGCTTACTTTCTTCGATCCTCTCGCACGACAGCCACACAAGGGCGATGCTATGTACTGTGGTGAAATGTTCCCATGTCGCAAAGAAGATTTCGAAGCTGAATATCCAGACATAGATATTAGCAAGATAGAATTTACGAGAAAAGATAAGATCGAGGGCTTCAACTGGTCGTACGAAAATCAGAACGAGAAAACACTGTTAAAATGCGATTACTACGAGAAGAAAAAGAAGAAAGTAACGATCCTTAAGCTTGCCGATAGCCCAAGGTTAGGACGCGGAGCAGTAGTAACCCCTGATGAATATGAAGAATTGAAAGCGAAATGGAAACAATTTAAATTTCCAGAACCAATTCCTGCAATCGCAGATGAGCGCGAAGCAGAAACAGAAGTAATATGCAGATATAAAATAATAGAAAACCAAGTTCTAAAATACGAAGAGTTAGATTATAAATACTTCCCGATCATATTTCTGAAAGGAAGCGGACAAATCATTCAGGACGCTGAAGACGGAACAACAAAAGAAGTAATAAGGCCGTATTTATATAATGCCAAAAGCATGCAAGATCTGATGAACTTTGCAGGCAACACCATGGGTCAGGAGCTAGCAAACATCATCCAACATCAGTATCACATCTATGAAGAAGCGTTGCCCAGCTCTGACCTATACATTGACGCATATAAAAACCCGCAAAAAGGGAATTTATTAGTGTCTAAAGCCTTTGCTGATAAAGACCAAAGCAAACCTTTGGCTCCGCCATCAGTGATACAGAGACAAGCAATACCCCCGCAGATAAACGAGACATTTTTAAGCGCACCACAGACGATACAATCGATTCTAGGAGCATATGATGCAGCAACCGTGCAAGGAGATAATCCAATCTTAAGTGGTAAAGCAATAGAGGCAGGAGCAGCGCAAAGCAACTCAGCAGCATTGCCGTTCATGGTTAACTTCATAACTTCATTCCAGCGCGTTATCGAGAACATATTAGACTTGATACCAAAATACTACGTAACACCTAGAACCATCCCCGTGTTAGACAAAGAAGGTAAGCGTCACTACGTAGAAATCAATACTGAGCAAGGGATAAGCATGAACTACGATCCGAACGTATTGCAGATACGTTTAGAGCTCGGTAGCTCATATGCATTGCAACAGAATCAAACTATCCAACAGCTAGCGATGTTGTGTCAAACAATCCCTGGTTTCTCCGACTTTATACATCAAGAAGGACTAGAGTTTGTGCTTAAGAATCTGCATATGAATGGCTCAGAAGCACTAATCGAAAAAGCAGCTGAGTATAAGCAAAAAATTGCACAGCAGATGCAGCAGCAACAACAAATGCAACAGCAAGTAATGCAACAACAAGCTATGCAGCAGCAGATAGCAACGCAAAGTCTAATAGCTAAGACGCAAGGCGAGCAAAAGAAGATAGAGATAGATAGCAACTCACTACAGCTTGAAGCGCAAAAGCATAACGATGAAATGCTACTAGAAGCAGAGAAGCTGAACTTAGCAGAAGAAGAGCTAGACGTTAAGCGTATGCAAACTATAGCAGACTTAGAAAAAGCAGAGAAAGAAGCATTGATGCAAGCAGATAGACATCAAGCAGAGAAGATAAGAGCAGCTATAGATCTACTCATCGAGCAGATGAAGCTTGAGCATATGAAGAGCAAAGACATCAACGATGCGCATCACTCGATACACAGAGAAAGCCTAGCGCATGATCGTCATATGATGAGTATAGCTTCAGAACATGCAAGACTAGATAAACAGCATCAGCATGAGATGAATAGAGCTAATAGCGTAAGCAATAAAGAAAATGAAAATGAAGAGGAAGAGAAATAAAAAATAGTAAAAAAAAGCGCTCAGAAATGTTGACCAAAACTGAGCGCTACAAACAGAGAAAATATGAAATACAATACAACTATAACAACACAATCATTTTAACTAACTTTGTTAAAATATGCAAGAAGAAACAAATAAAATGATAACAGAACCACTGCACGAACTAAATATTCCCTCGCAAGATAGTGACGAGTTCTTCGAGTTTAAGACTGATGTTTTATCATCGCTGTTACGCTTTACTCAAGTGTTTTTTCAAGCTCGCACAGGAAGGCCTTTTGCTATTGATAGACCAGACGGCAGAGAAAGCCCGCAAATAACTATATGTAAAGCTTTAGTTGATTGCTTTAGACTTAATACAACGAAGCTGCTAATCAACATTCAGCCAGGATCGGGTAAATCAGAACTACTTAAACACTTTGTAGCTTGGAGCATGGCGCGCTATCCGGATAGTTGCTTTATCTACTGCTCATACTCTAAAGATCTTGCTACAGAGCACACATTCGGAATCAAGCAAATAATGGAATTGCCTTTATATAAAGCCGTTTGCGGAGTAAAGATTAGACACGACTCATCAGCCAAAGATCATTTCAGAACAGAACAAGGCGGAACTATATATGCCGCTGGAGCAGCAGGATCAATCACAGGGTTTAACGCAGGTCTGCCACCTCTAGATGACCCTAGATTCACGGGTTGCTTGATCATGGATGACATGCACAAGCCGGACGAAGTACATAGCGACACAGCGCGCGATACAGTTAAGAGGAACTACATCGAAACACTATCTAAACGCCCGCGTAGCGCTCAAGTTCCGCAAATATTTATCGGTCAGCGTCTACATGAAGATGATCTTCCGGGATGCCTTATAGAGCAGTACGACGGCTATGAATGGAAGAAAGTAATACTGCCAGCCATCGACCATAACAATAATGTGCTAATGCCTCGCATTAAGCCGCTAAAAGATTTATTAATTGAAAGAGAGAAAACACCTTATGCATTTGCATCACAATTTCAACAAAATCCTATTCCGTCAGGCGGCGCTATTTTTAAAGACGATTATTTCATTGAAACTGAAAACGAGCCGGACATCTTTGCGACTTTTATTACTGCTGATACTGCGGAGACTGACAAGACCTACAACGATCCGACCGTGTTCAGTTTTTGGGGCATATATAATGTACTGCAAAACGGGGTTAAAACTGATCTGCTCGCGCTGCATTGGCTGGATTGTAGACAAGTGTGGGTCGAGCCGAAGGACTTAGAGCCTGAGTTTTACGACTTTTATACTGCGTGCATGCGACACAAAATCAAGCCGCTTGAGATAGCTATCGAGAAAAAAAGTACTGGCGTTACTCTAGCGAGCGTACTAAGCAAAGTGCAAGGACTGCATATCATAGACATCGAGCGCACTAGAGCAAGCGGTAACAAAGCTACACGCTATTTAGAGACACAGAAATATGCAGCATCTAAGCTAATAACACTGCCACGCTATGGCAAGCATAATCAGATGATAAAAGATCACATGAGCAAGATTACAGCTAATGACTCGCATGCTCACGATGATATTTGCGACACATATTACGATGCTGTAAAACTAGCACTTATTGACAAAGTGATCAGCGGCATGCATATTAGCACAGCGTCTAAGAAAAACGCTGATGCTATCGCAGCGCGTTTGATGTCTACATATCAGACACTATCTTCTAACCCATTTTCTGACTCTTTTATGTAAAAAAATAGCACTCCTTCCCGCTCCTTAGCTATTCTCTATAAGCATCAAAAAACAGTTGACAACTCAAAAACATCTATAAACACAGCATAAAACTGCTATAAACACAGCATGTAATAACACTTAAAGCACACAAATAAAAACAATTAAAAATATTTAAAATAAATTGAAATAAAGTATTGACAAAAGAAAAACTTTAGTGATATACTGTGTACATGATGATAACTGATAATCATCATACACTACTAAAAAGCATTATATATATAGAGCTTTTTAAAACATAAATTTTTGACAAACGGAGAACAAAAATGACAACACAAAACACAAAAAAAACAAAATTTGCTTATCAAGTTAGATACGCATACGACTACGATTTAGCTAGACCAAAAGGCACGATATACAGCAAGCATCACACATACGATGCGGCTAGATCATCAGCGATCAAAAGTGGCTTTGATAGCTTTTTAGAGATCTACATCAACGACTAATACAACACAATTTTTTTTGACGAAAGGAGAACAAAAATGACAACTAACTTAAAAAGAAATAGAGAAAACATTCATTGTTTTGTAAATTTCAATACGGCACAGGAGATCGCGGAAAAAATAATAGAGTTAACAGTAAATCATTTTCGCCGCGCTACTTACGATATAGTTCCGTTAACTTTTGTTGTAAGTGACAGCTTATCTATAGATGTAAAAAAACAACTCATCATTGCGGGAATAATTTTTAACGACGGCTATGAAGATATCAAATTTAGCAAAGCGGCTTTTGACAGAAAACCGATCATCAATAGAAAATGCCTACAAAATGGTAGGGCGAGCGAATCTCTTGACTCGATCTCTTTTGACTTAAAAATAATATCTAGTTCAACAGCTATAGTTAATAACATTATTGTTAAAAAATAGATAAGGAGAACAAAAATGACAATCATCGACGACGTACGCAAGCAATGCGAAGAGCTGACAGAAAAAGATATAGCAATGACTGAAGCATGCGACAAATCCATGCTTGAATTTCAGCGTATAATACAAGAATTAAAAACAAAAAAGGAGGCACAAAATGACAACACTAACTAGTTTGATCGCATCAATCCCGGCAACAAATTTTTGGTTTTACGTTTTCGCTGGGGTCATGATATCTTTTTTTGCGATAAATTTCGCAGTATATCTTTTCAAGAAAAAATTTAGCTAACGCTAAGTAGACAAGTGCTAATCTAAGTAGACGATAAAATTATTAAAAACAAAAAGCATGTGGCATTTAACACAAAGAATTTCGCATTTAGTGCCAGGCTTTTCGACAGGGATATTTATAGTCATGCAAGATAAATATGCTTCGAGCACAGGATGCGCATTTATTATCACGTCAGGAGCATACGATCTTTACAGCTACGACACTTATAAAAAACTATTAGATGCTGATGATCGTCTAAAGGAAAAATTTAAATATCTTGTATCAATACAGAAAAAATCGGAGAAAAAAAATGTCAAAACAAAAACTAAAATTTGATCATTCAAAATCAACAATTCCAGAAGCTTTTGAGTTGAATAAAAAAGAAGCGGCGGAAATTTGTAATTACATTGTTGTTCTTGCTCACAACGGAAAAAAAGAAACGGAAAATCTACAAGCAATCTATGAAAAATATAACTCAGCAGCAGAGGTTATTTTTTCTATTTACGCTTTTGCCAGATCATCTTTTCTGTCAGAACTAAATTCTAAGCTTCATAATCTAGCAGATAATTTTTTATTGTCATTAGGTAGGGATTAACAATGCCAATCTTCAGCTTATACGACTCAACAAAAAGGCTTTTGCAGTCGTGCAAAAAACAAACTTTAGCAGATGCCAAAGAGTATTTTTACAATAGATACGAGCCATACGAAGACTTCGAAATAATTGAGAAAGACGATCGATTAAAAGTAATTGCTCAACACAAGCTTGCGAAAAGAGAGCCGACGAAGCACAAAAAAGTAAAAAGTTTGTGGGGCAAGAAGAAAAAAGAACAGCAAACAAAAGAGGTGAAACATGATTAAAAAAACAGAGTTTAAAATTGGTGATAAAGAGGTGGAATATGAAAAAAGCATTTTATGCTAATTGCTCTTACTATAAATCGGATATTTTTATGCATAAAGTAAAAGTTTACAACACGAACATCGGGCCTGACATTAAAAAAATATTCAGGTTGGACTATCCAAAAGATGTAGAAACAAATGAATACATGCTGGTTCTTGAAGAGAATTTATTTGATACAAAATTAGAAGCCTTAAAATTTTTATCAAAAAAAATACTTAATAAAATTGAAATACTTGAATCAAGGTGTTAAATAACAATTCACCAAATGTTAAATAAGCAACAGCATTAATATATGCAAACTTATTATTTATCATACACTTAAGATGAGTTTTGTTAAACGTAAGATTTGTATTTGTTAATTAGCATTTAACAACAACAAAATTTGACACATTTTATATAAAATGATATTAGACAGTCTTTAAAAAAAGGTCTGTTATGATATCAATATGCACATTAAAACTAGAGCTAACAAGCGATAAAAAAGAGCGTCTTTTTCCGCCCAGACCGCAACGTTCAGAAGCTACAAAACAAAACACATCTGCTGTACAAGATAAGATTTCATACGTCAAAATTAAAAAAGCAGAGAGTGAGCGATACGCTTTTGAGCTGTGGAAGCGTCAGAATGCGGGAAAATACGAATCAAACAGTTCAGCACCGCTCCCGCGAGAAATTGAAGAAATTTTCAAAAAGCTCTCATAAATCTAAAAACCAGTAAACCATATCCCAAACCCATTCCTATAATGGCCGCCATTTCATTTCTGGCTTCGACAGCGACGAGATCTATATCTGACAGTATCATTATGGCTGGTAGGTAGAGATCTCGTCTATATCGAAGCTACAGAGCGTATCTTTCCGGCTCTGACATATTACCCCAAGCTTGAGCTAACCAGACGTCGTTAAACTCGTCGCCGTAAAACAACGCCCGCTGTCTGTCGCCCATCAAGCGTACGTAAGCCTGTTGCGCTGGTGTCAACGTTGCTGTCCGCTTAGCTACGTGGAAATGCTTTTCAGCGGCTTTTGTGTAGCAGTCATAGCAATACGTGCCGTCGTTAACGTTTTTGTTTGCCTGTGGGTTCTTGTCATCTTTCCCGACCCACCGTCCACGTTGTCCACATGGGCAAACGTTTGTTCGAATGTTGGCATCGCCAAAAGCGCCCTCAATTTTTCTTTTTTCAAATTTCATTTTAATTTCCTCCAATTGCAGTTAAAACTTTTTCCGCTAACTCTTGCGGCAATTCGTCATCCCATCGCTCGCCGTTAAGATAAACTTCGGGATGAGGGATAAATTGTTTTTCTACCCCCCTCCAGAAATACGGGTCTGCGCTTCTGTCGAAAGCATGCCGTCCTCTCAGGTCTTGAATAATCTCGTCCTTCACTTTGTAGCACTCCTTGGCTTTCCATTTTGCGAATGCTCGCTTCTTGCCAACGAGCCTCGGGTAGAGCGACCAGAACTCGTCAAAACCCACCTCTCGTTTTTTTTCTTCTTCCCGTTTTTTTTGAATCAAGCTTTCGCGCTCATCGGCTTGTCGATGAGCAATAGTGTGATATGGCTTTTCATTATCCTGAGGCTGTGAGTTACTCTCTTGCTCATAATTAAGATCCTTACCTACTCCTACACTATACTGTCCATATTGCGTCCATTCGTCGTCCATGGGACGTCCCAAACATTCATATTCTATTTCTTTTTTTATTCTGTCTTTTCTTTGCCTTGCTTCGGTTATCTTAATATTATCAATTGTTTGCAACAGCAGGTCTTTGTACTTACTATCCACTTTCCGGTCTGGCCTGATCAAATTATGGTCAAGCCAGTGCGTAATGTGAATTAAGAGTGGAGACGCTCTTAGAACGCTGGTAATACGCTGGTGACACAGTCTTGATACAGAGTCAGTACGCGCTTTGATCATTCTGAGCACTTTTGATGCCTCCACAACACCGTCATCATCAGCATGCAAACAGAGCTGAACATAAAGGATTTGGTCTCGGGGATTAAGTTCTAGAAAAGCATCGGAAGTCATTATTGAAAGACTAAACATTCTTCGTTGAGCCATAATTTTTCTCCATCAAAACCTCAATGCTTGGCGCAGTGAATTTTGCTGTGGGAAAAGGAGATTTGCCCACTCCGCGCCGAGCAAAGAGGGTTTTTAAATCGGTGATTTACAAAATTCAAAAAAAGCATACTTAAGAAAATCTTAAATGTCAACAATAAAAATAATATCCCGGACGGGATATTTTCCGGGATAACGGGATATTTTTCTGGGAAGCTGGGAAGCTGGGAAGCTGGGAAAGCACATCAAAAGCACATCAAAAGCACATCAGTTTTGCGTAAAGCATAAAATAATTGACATGTAAATAAATATCTGGTCAGAAATTAAATTCAAAAAGTCAGAAAATGGTTGGACAGCTAATTGCCTATATTTGTAGATAGTTGCAGTCAGTTGCAGATAGTTGCAACTCATATGCAACTTCATTTGTAACCAAAGGAACTTCATTTGTAACCGTACCACAAAAAAGTATTGACAAAAGAAAACATATCATGCTATGATGCAATCATGATAATCGACAGTTATCATAATAACGCTATGAAAATAGCATTATCTCAACAATTAAATGGAGGAAATCAAATGCAAACTACATCAAAAGAAATCCAATCTTTTATCGCTTTTACAAAAATGATCGGCAAAATCTCAATGAAGAAAAACTGCTTCGAAGACGAAAGAGAATTTTGTTTATCAGCATGTGAGAACTGCGAATCAAGAGCTCTTGCCAGAGCTTACACAATGCCAACTGACTTTTAATCAAGGAGGCTAGCACTATGATTAATACGCTCATAGAAATGCTGGACGACTTAGTCTTAATGACTGAGTCGTCTAGCGCGGATCTTAACGAAATATTAACAATCAAACCTATCTATAATAACATAGGCGGATTAAATATCAATCATGAGGTAAAAAATGAAATATAATGGAATAGGCGTAGGCATTGATGAATCACTTGTGGATGCTCTCATTAGTTATCTGCGTCATAACGGAAAATATTTAAACTTTTACTTACGCGTTATAGCACACGGACAACCAGACCAACGAATAGAATCGGTTCTAACCGATGAACCCGTAGATGATTCTTTCTGCAAGGCAATTAGCCTTTTTGAATTCACAGACAATGGGTTTTCAATAATGGGCGATGAATAATTTTAATTTATGAGGTAAAAACATGCACGACTTATCAACAATACCATACGAGATGCACTTTAACATCATGATATATTTATCTGTGAAAGATGCATTAGTATTTTTGAGCACAAACAAAGATCAAATAGCAGATCCTTTTGTTCACAACAAAGCAATTCAAAATTCGTTTTGGGGCGATCTAATTAACAGAGACTTTAGCTACATATATACAAAGCCTGTGTTTGATTGCAAAAGCAACTACATGATGTTTTTTAAAAAGATAAGCATATTCGGCAAGGAATGGGGGAAGGAGTTAATAGAGATGGAAAGGCTAACTGATGATAATATGCAAGTAGATTTGACGAAATGGTAATATAAACTAACTAAAAATAGGGATATGATTACTAAATTATTACTAACAATAGCATTTATTTTTATTTTTCTACTATTGAAACATATAAAAAATAAATATGAAAAAAACAGTACTTTTATTGCTCGTTCTAGCTACTACAGGCTGCACAAACCAAAAGACAGCTTTAAGAACCTTAGAACTAAAAGGATATAGGGTTATGGGCTTTAATGGCTATAGCTTAACTGGATGTGATTTTGAATGGCAATATGAACACACCAAATTTGTTGCCTTTGACAAAAAAGGAGAAATGTTATCTGGCGTTGTTTGTTCAGGCTGGGGTAATAGACCGATAATTAAATTAAATTAAAATTATGAATAGATACATGGATAGATATGTTGTTTGCGATTTTTGTAAAAATGAATTTAAGATAACCGAAACTGTTTATATTGAAAGCAGAGATAAAAAAAAGCTAAATTGTTTCTGCGATGGATGCGTAAAAAGCGCGCGCATTCTAAACAATAATTATCGATTCAATAACAATGATAAACTACAAGTGTAACTTTTGCGGCAGAGCATCTAGATTTTTTCATTTGATAAAATATGAGATGAACCATTCACTTTTTGCATGCAAAGAATGTTCGAAAATTGTGCCTAAAAACATTAGATACGACGAATTAAAAAACTATTCTAAAATAAAAAACGATGAATAAAACTAAAAACATTAACTTGCTTTCTAAAATTTGCTTGCAGAGATATAACGCATATCCATCAGGAGTAAGCAGAAAAAATTTTAGAATATTGACAGATCAGATACTAGATGATTTTTCTATAAAAGTACTAAAGGTTAGCCCGCAAGACCAAACAACGCCATGGTCTTCTGAAACTGGGCAACAATACGAAAAGTTTTTATTGTCAGCGTATCGAAATAAATGGTATGTAAAAAAGGCTTAATCTTTAATTATTCATTTTATTATTTTTCATTAAGCAGGTATTTATTAGATATTGCTTTAAATGAATGCTTTTTACCATCAGCCCTAAACTGTCTAAACACCAAACCCTCTCTTTGTTGATTTTCATTTATAGAGCTTTTGCCATCAGCCATAGCCAATAAATCATCTATCGTTTCATCGCGTATTTGTAAAAAACCAGCAAGGATTGTCACGCATGTTACATGATAGATTTTGCAAAACGCAACCCAGTCCCACACAGCTAAGTACTCCTGTAGATTGATATCATATACGCCAAAACAGAAGAATTTTTGATCTAACATTTTATACGGGTTGCCTTGTATGCCAGCACCAATAATTTCCCCCTGAAAAGCATAATTTTCGGGAAGAGCAAAATTGCTATCTAGTTTTCTAGCGATTTTCCAATATATATTTTCTTCGGTTTCTTTTAATTCTAGGTTTCTAGAGCAGACGCGAAGCTCGTTATCTTTTTTAAAGATTGTACAGCTTGTACCATCTAGTTTTTCAGTAACACAAAACCAATAAGAGCGCCTATTTCTCTCTATAAATTCAGCCATATTTTGCACTCTTTCCTCATCTGTTTTAGGGATGAAGTCAGGAAATAGGCCTTTTGCTATCCCTGCTATTTGAGCAGGAATTACCGCTTCATATTTTATAACGTTAAGTAATTCTGAAACATCATCCTCAGCTTTTGCATTTTGTATTTCTGGGAATATATGCAAAGAAAGGGCTAGCCCTTGCGATAACTCGCCTTTCAATTTGATTGTGCGAAGCTTATATCCAGATACTTCCTTTCCTTCATGTAAGCAACTTTTAACGCCCCGATAGGCCATAAAAGAAAATCTTTCATCAACAGGCAATAGTGAATCAATCTCGAAATAAACACAAAGATCTCCGACGCTAAATTCGTTTTTTTTAACGACGACCCACCATCCTCTAACTTTAACTTTCTCTATATTATCAGCAAAAAGTATGTCTTTTTTTTCTAGAATGGTTTCTATAGTCGCTAATTTTCTATTCATTATTTAACTCCTTAGATAATTTTTCAACTCTGTTATTTATATCTTCCACATCTTCCCCAAGATCCTTTAAAATTAAATCATTATCAATAACCCCTTTTAGGTTTAATTTCTCGGCAAGCTTTAGCAGAATAAGATATTCTTGCAATATTAAATTATGCGGATTTCGTTTTTTGTTAGACCGACAAATATAACTATATTTTTTGCAATAGATTGTAGATATAGATTTGTCAACTAAACAGGCAAATTGCTTAACTGTTAAGCCAAAATTATTTATTAACTTATCAAAGTATCTTGTAGTGCTTTTTTTCATGTGTTTTTGTGTAGTAATCATTTTGCCCCTATTTATATAGTGTTATTTTTATTTTCCCATCCAAGCATATCAAGCAATTTACCGGATCTTTTTGGATGATTCATTTTCCGTAATGCTTTAAACTCTATTTGCCTAACCATCTCTCTTGTAATATTAAATTCTTTTGATACTTCATCTAGAGAACAGTCTTTTTTTCCGTTTATGCCAAACCTCATTTCCAATACTTTTTTTTCTCTTGGCTTTAAATAACTTAATTGCTCCATAAGCTCCTTGTTTATAGTTACGCTATCTATTTCATCATCAACATATTCTATAGAAGAAAATTTATCGCTATTATTAGCAAGAAACGCCAACTCTTGAGCATCAGCATATAGTTCTATTTTTTTATTTTCAATAATGTATTTTTGCTCTTCGGTAATAATGTCTTCGGGTTCGCAGCTAAATACTTCACATAATCTGTTTACTATAAGAATCCATTTTCCATCACTATCAATCAATGGCCTCTGCATTCTTATTATTTCACCGACTTGCTGTTGGTGAAGCTTGTATTTTCTACAAAATCCAGCAACGCTTTTACATCCTGTGTCTAATATTTTCTGATAAAGTAAATTGTTTTTTATCTTAATTTCGATTTTATATTCTTTCATGCATCATTTACCCCTATTTTTATAGTGTTTTTTATATAATAAAAATAAATTAAAAAAAGTATTGACAAATGCGTAACGCATATGCTAACATAACTTTGTCAAATTAATAATTTGAACATTGTTGAGATGGTGAAAGGAAAAAAGGGGGAGAATCGACAGCCCCCCTTTTTACGAAGGATAATCAAAATGCTTCACTAACTTTCCCAGCATATCAAATTATTAAAATTCAATCAACAATTAAATGGAGAAATGGAATGATAAACTACAAATCTTTTGATTGCGACTGGGAAACTTCGAATTACAGAAATGATCCTGAGCGCAGCCTAACCCCACCTGAAGATGATTGTTGCGATGACGAAGACGGCCTTGATGTCGACGCATACAATGATAACCAAGTCCTTGAAGTTTACTTCAACGGCGATAGCAATTAAATTTAAAAGGAGAACAACATGCTAATACTTTCACGAAAAATTAATGAAGAAATCACCATTGGCGACAATGCCGAAATTGTGGTTACAATCCTCGAGACAAACGGAGGTAATGTTAAGATTGGTATTTCTGCACCTAAACAAATACCAGTTCATCGGAGGGAGATATTTGAGAAGATCAAAAGTGATGAGGAGGGTAAAAAATGAGCGCGCGACAAGAACTACAGAAATATAAAGATGAATATTTGAAGCTCGATATTAAAAAAGACCTATCAGGAAAAGAGGCTATGGAAGCAGTGAGGCAGAATGGATATGCTCTGCAATATGTAAAAGAGCAAACAGCAGAGATATGTTTGGAAGCAGTGATGCAGGATGGACATGCTCTGGTATATGTAAAAGAACAAACAGAAGAAATATGTTTAGCGGCAGTGGAGAATACTGGAAATGCTCTGGTATATGTAAAAGAGCAAACAGAAGCCATATGTTTAGCGGCAGTGAAGCAGTATGGAAATTCTCTTCGATATGTAGACCCGGTGTTTTTCAAATCTTCAGAACAAGTTCAAGACGAAAAAATACTTGAGCTTAAAAAAACTCTAGATTCAACGATAGAAAGACTGAATGAAATATATAACAAAATTGGAAAGCAATAATATTAACTTAATTGGAGGATAAAAAAATGAGTAAACTAAAAGCAATTAAACCAGAGCCAGTACAAAAAAGGCTTAAAATGTTCGTTTATGGAGCAGCAGGCGTAGGTAAAACTACAGCAGCTATTAACTTTCCGCAATCTTACATTTTAGACTTAGAAAAAGGCACTGACTTTTACGCAAATACAATAAATAAATCAAATTCTGTTGTATTGCAAACCAACAACCCTGATGAAATTAAAGATCAGATTCAAGCTTTGTTAGTTGAAGCTCACGAATATAAAACTTTAATCATAGACCCAGTAACTCAATTATATAATTCAATCCAAGAAAAGTGGACAAGAACATTTGAGCGATATGCAAAGTCTGAAAAAGAAAAAGAAATCCAAGATTTTGGCATGAGATACTGGGGAAAAGTTAAATCTGAATTTAAATCTATACAAAGACTATTGCTTGCTTTAGATATGAACGTTATTGTCACATCTCATCAAAAAGACGTTTACAGTGCTAGCATGTCTAAAGTTGGAGTAACGTATGACTCCATGAAAGGAGACGATTATTTTTTCGATTTGATTTTTAGGGTTGAAAGAATAAATGGTGAGTTACACGCTTTTACTGTGAAAGAACGAGCAGAGATAAACGAAAGAAAATTTCCTGACTCTTTTGTTTGGACTTACGATAATTTTTGTAATTTTTACGGAAGAGAAATAATCGAAAAAGAATCTTCGCCAGTTATTTTAGCTAGCAAAGAACAGATAGAAAAAATGGTTAAACTAGCTAAACTAGTTAACTTGCAGGATGAAGTTATAAACAAATGGTTTACAAAGGCGAATGTTGACTCATGGGAAGAGATGACCGGAGAATGCATACAAAAATGTATAACCTTTGTAGAAAAACAATTGCAAGAAGTTTCTGAAAAAATTTAATAATTTTAATTTAAAAAGAGGAAAAAAAATGATAAATCATATAGCAGAACCGGTGGTTCGTGAATTTGAAATAATACCAGAAGGAAATTATAAAGTACTCGTTGAGTCGTATAAAGAAGGCTTTGTAAAAAACGACATGACGAAACGACGCGTTAATTTCACTTTAAAAATATCCGATGGTCAATACACAAATAGAAAAATATTTCTTAATATTTGGCTGGATCATCCAAATGAAACTTGCAGACATATTGGAAAGAAATATTTAAATTTATTTGCCGACGTAATGAACAAATCAAAAATAACGCATCTTGACGAGCTGATCAATGCGCAAATGCTTGTCAAGATTAAGGTTAAGAAAGACGACAAAGGAGAAGATAGAAACGACGTTATAGATATTTATAAATTATCCCAAATGTTTGATGAGTCCGGAAAGCCAGTTAGATTAAAAACAAAAACTGATTACTCGCAGCCTTTGGAAAAAGAGGATGTGATTGTAAAACACAATCCTGATGATGCTTTGGACATTCCATTTTAACAATGAACAAGATGAATTTTCAATTCATATATACAGCTAGCCCTAGGTATAGGTCTAGGTCTGGGTCTGGGTATTGGTCTAGGCTTTGGTCTGATCCTGGGTGTGTGTATAGGTATTGGTCTAGGTCTGGATCTGGGTCTGGGTCTTGGTATAGATCTATGTATGGGTCTAGGTCTAGGCCTATGTCTAAGTCTGATAAAAGAAAACAATAAAAATTTCGTAACATTAATTTAATTTGGAGAAATCAAAATGAAAAAAGAAGAACTATTATTAACAATGATGGAAATGTTATTTAAAGATAACAACAGCTCAATTCCGTCTTGTTGTAACGATAGAAAAAAAAATGAAGAAGAGAAAGAATTGCTTCTCGTTCCTGGGATCCAGTATTTTGTTAGAACTGTAACTTATCATATTGTTGGTAGGTATCTAAAAACAATAGATGGTTTTGCTATTTTTGATAAAGCAGTATGGGTTGCTGATAGCGGTCGTTTTAGCAATGCTCTTAGCGATGGATTTGAAAACCAAGATGATTCTGAGCTTGAGCCTTTTCCACATAACGTGAGAATCAACGTTTCATCGATTACTGATTTTACAGATTATACTCATGAAATACCGTTACAGCAAAAATAAACACGGATCATTACAAATATAAATTTATGTATTTTTATAATGGTAATCATTGGTCCGCGTCTAGGTCTGTGTCTAGGTCTTGGTCTAGGGTTAGGGCTAGGTCTGTGTCTAGGTCTTGGTCTAGGGCTAGTTCTGTGTCTAGGTCTGGGGCTTGGTCTAGGGCTAGTTCTGTGTCTAGGTCTGGGGCTTGGGTTAGGTCTGGGGCGCGGTCTAGTTCTATGTCTAGATCTGATAAAAGCAAACAATGAACATTTCGTAACATTAATTTAATTTGGAGGAATCAAAATGACAATTACCCCTGGTATGATTTATCTTATATCTTTAGCAGATAGCATGATTGCATTATTCGTGATATTTATTATTATATCATTTATTTCTATGTTTCTTATTCGTGACCATTCAGAAGCGACGGGAAGAGATGGAACAAATAAATTATGCGTTTGTTTATTGGTTCTACTTTTTTCAATTGTTTCTTTAGTCTTTATACCAAGCAGCAAAACTTTAACTGCAATGTATGTTATACCAACAGTAGTAAACAATAAAGAGGTACAAAAACTACCTGAAAATATCATTAAGTTTGTAAATAGTTATTTGGAAAATAATAAAGAGGAAAAATAAAATGTTTAAAAGAAAATATAAATTTAAAGTTTACAATGAATTCTATAGGAATGGATTTTTTTTAAATTCATTTAGAATAAACGGAAAAGATATTTGTTTGTATTACTGGATTGATAAAAGAAAGGAATCAATTGTATTAATACTATCGGATCTTGATGATATTGACCATGTTTGCGATATTGATGATGGAGAAAATTTTGTTGAAGTTTATAGTAGTATATCCTTTGACTCTCTACATGGACATTTCCATGAAGCAATAGAACGTGTATGTTCAACAGCAAATATGATAGCTAAAGAAATTTTTATGTATCTTTTAAAAGAGGAAACAAAAAATGATTAACTACAAAAAATTCTCAAAAACAAATCACATTACATTCTTTTCAAATTATAAAATAAAACTTGCGGAAGCAGGAGCTAAAGAAACGGAAGATTTTAAGAGTCTTCATAACTTTATTCGAGAGATTTTATTTAAATTTGAAGATAACAAAAAAGAAAGAGGCATCGATGCAAATTATTTATTATATCAAAAAATAGTGCAAACCATCTGGTATAGCTCACTATCAAAAGATAACAAAATTAGAATGATAGACTACTACGATCTAAATATATATGTGCCAAAGCATATAGAGAAAGAAGTAAAAAAAGCCTGGGAAGATTTATCGGACAGAATGAATGGAGTTAGAAGCAAAGATAATACTCTTGATAGCGTGGAAAATATCAACTGTAGTTTTTGCAACCCAACATCAAAATGCATTATTCAATAATAAAACGAGAGTAAAAATGATTAATTTACCATATGAAATTCTTTATCAAATAAGTTTCTTTATGCCGGTCAAAGATATTGCATCGCTAAAGAAAACAAACAAACAAGAATTTAGCGAACCAATGGACAAATGCAAAGAATATTTCTGGGGAGAGCTTGGCAAAAGAGACTACGGAAAGCCATTTTCTAAAATAGAAAACAGAAAAAATGAAGACAAATATAAAATGTTTCATAAAGCCCATCGCGCAGTTATAAATCACGGATTGACAAACTGTCTCGGCTATAATCTTTCTGCTATATTAGAATCATTTAGCAATGCGGCAATCGTATCGTTAATGGGCGAAGGACTATCTGAAAAAGAAGAAAATATTATTGTATGTTGCGCGGTCAACAAAAAATAAACGTATGGAAATAAAATTCTCACTAACAACTATATTTTTTGTACTACTATTGCTGAAATTATCAAATGCTCACAATATACCGTGGGTTATAGTATTTTTACCTTTGATTTTTGCCGTCTTGGGAATAATTGTTTTAATCATTTTGACAATTGCTAGAGATTGGAAACATTGGAAAAATTGGTAAAATAATATAAGTATGATATTATTTTGTTATTATTAATAATTTTGGAGAAAAAAACATGAACAATAAATTTATTTTGCAAGCCAAAAAACACAACCAAGCAACAAACGAAGCAACCGATATCCCGTTGTCTTTAGAAATCAACGAAAAAATTGAGCTCGGAACAGCTGATATTTATTTAGGCGATGAATATGTTTGCACCGTTCCAATGATGGAAATTATGGTAGGATTGCAATCTTTGATGACTTTAATTCAAAACAAAAAATAAATAATATGTTTGAAAACAAAATAGAAAAAGTTAAACAGCTAGGGAAATACTATATTTGCTTATGCCCATTTCATCAAGAAAAAACGCCATCTTTTTGTATAGACACAATATCTAAAAAATATCATTGTTTTGGTTGCGGGGAAGATGGCGATGCAACGGAATTGTTGAAATTTATAGAAGAGAATAATTTACTTAATGCTTGATCCAAAAACATTTATAGGTAACATTTATGAAAAAAGAAAACACAAAGGTAAAAAGTTTAAAAAAGGGAACCAAAACAGAAATGGAACACACTAAAAGTAAAAAGAAAGCAACTAAAATTGCTAAGGATCATCTTGAAGAGCATCCTCTTTACTATGATAAGAAAGTTGGCTTGCCAGCAATGGAAAAGAAACTTTCGAAAATAGAGAAAAGGCCAAGAAGCAAAAAGAAAATATGATAAGAATCACAGCAAAAGATTGCCCAGAATGCAAGGGCAAAAGAACATCACTATCAGGTTGTGGAATGGTTCAAACATGCCCAACCTGTAGTGGTCAAGGAATTATAGTTTCCAACCTAGAGGAAGAGAAAAAAGAAACTCCTCCATCCACAACCCCTGTAACAAAAAATAAAAATAAGAGACATGCCGGCTGATAAACATATATCACATCATAAATTAACAGAAAAACAACGCTTGTATTTAAAGCATTACGGGTTAACCATGAACAGAAAAGAATCAGCAATCAAGGCCGGATATCCTGAAAGAGATGCAGAAAAAAGAGCTAGCGCAATAATGAATAATCCAAACGTCCAAAAATATCTTGGGAAAATAACAAAGAAACATAACGAACAGATAGAAAAGAATGAAGGAGCGGCATTACACAGCCTTATTTCTAAACTGGACGCTATAGCAGAAGCAGGCACGACATACGAGAAGTTAACCGATCTTGCTACGCCATCGCATGCCATAGCCGCAATGTCTGAGAAAGCAAAGCTTATGGGATATTATGCTCCTGAGAAAAGTCTAAATATAAATATTGCTACGGATATACAAGAGGCAATGCGTATAAATCAGGGCATCAAAGAAAAAGAAAAAGAAATTGATTATTGATTGGATGATGAGAAATAGTATAATAATACTATGCTATTGTTTATTATTTTTTTATTACTTCTATATATTGTTTGGAAGATAGAATAACATCTTTCAAATCATCAATCCTTTCTGTTAAAAAAGTTATCTTCAATTCCAATTCGGAAATGTGCTGCTCCATTTGGTCCATTTCCTTCAATTTAGATCTGGTATATTTAAAAAGGAATAACAGGCCTGCTATTGCTGAGCCGCTAACTTTGCTAGGCTCACCCAGCATTTCCCACAGATGGTTTAATAAAGGCTGGATTATTTCCGCAGGCATTTTTTCTTATAGACTTGGTTTAGATTATCGATCTGCCTTAATGTCTCAACGCTCATAGTATCAAGTTCCTGTTGAGTGATAGTTACTGGTAGCAGTTTAGAAGACCACACGCAAAAGTTATCTGTTGCGGTCCCTGACGAACTCACGCAACCGGTTGCGCAGATCATCACCACTATCATTACGATGTTCTTCAACATGGTTGTTTACCTCTACTGTATCATTAATAGCCTTGGTTTTTTCCTTAATCTCAATTTCTTGTTCCTTAGCATTAGAACCCTTAACCTTTCCGACGAGAAAAGAGCCAACAATCATTCCAATAAAACTAACTAATGCAACAAGAATAAAAGTGATACTTATCATTGTTCTTTCCTAATAAATGACATCCTCTCAAAAACACCAATCCCTAATAAGCTTCCACCGCCAATCAAAAAGTATTCAATTATCTTCAATGCTGTACTGCTATCAGCTATGGAATAGTATATGCTTAAACAAAAAAGAACTATAGCCATCACTAATGCAGCACCTAACAGGACAAACCCGCAGATTCTCTTGCTGGAAGTGTTGCCAAAGTTATCTTGTATAGCGCTATAATGTTCTTGATTATTGTTTATCATAAGATTTTTTAGACGCGACTTAAGTTCCATTGACGCATCACATCCATGTTGGCCATGTCTAAGCCGCGCCCGAACAGATAATAACATGTTTCTTGGAGGAAAACAAAATTATTAAAGTAACATTAAAGATTAATTATAAGCCCTTCTGAGCCATCCGACAAGGTATTTATCTTTGGCTGGATTTGCTTTTACAATGCTTCTAAATCGACTGGCGCATTCGCTTCTATAAGGAGGTAGAAATTCATGCTGATTGTACATGTCAATTTTTCCTATGGTTATACTGCCCATAATACCATCTTCCTTTAGTTCGAAATGAGACAAAGATAAAGATTTTAGGGCTCTCTGAGCGCAAATTGTTGCCCACCGCTTACCAAGTACCATTGCCATGCTACATATCTTATTTGCCAAAGCCTGATCTGATAAATAGTTTAATTTCATCTTTTCAAAATATAGATACTCGATAATCTTCGGCGCAGTTTGACTATCTAGATTCTTGATGAACTCTATTATATCTCCAACTTCTCCAAGCAAATGAGGTCTTCCTTCCATGCATTCCCTTATATCATCAGCAATGATCCCAAACTTTGTTGGCTGATCGTCAGGGTCGTTTTCAAATAAGCGCCCTTCCCAGAGCATTAGATGGTTAAAAAGCTCTTCTGTGAATTTAGCTTTAGACATGGGTTTGTTAGTTATTATAGTTATTGGTTAATCGCCTTTTCATGGCATTTAAATTCTCATAAACTCGTAAAATTTGAAGAAAATCTATATTGTTTGGCTCTTTACTGCGATTAGGCTCGTATCTTAATAATACCCAACCATGATCAGTAAGTAAATTATATTTCTCAAGATCTTTCTTGAAGCCAGTTACACTAGTATGCCGGCCGCCAATATATAAGCCTCCCTCGATTTCTACAGCAAGCTTAATATCAGGCCACGCAAAATCTATTCTAAACCTTCTAGGTGGACAAAACCTATATTCAGCTATTGGTGGATCCATGCCAAGCAACAAACACTCGTCAGGAAAATAATCATAGTTATTTTTGGATTTGCGTTTAGACGATGCCTTTTCCTGGGCCAATAAATCTTTCTTTCTCATGATCATCAATAACGCGCTCTTTCCGTATGAAATCTTTTTTCCAACTCTCATATCTATTTGCTCTGATAGGTTTTTGTTTATGACGTATAGGAGATATCGACATTGCCCGCGAGAAACTTTCATTGCTTTTTTTATTTACCGCCTCTCTTACATTAACTCGCTCCTCGGGAAACATGCTTTGTATGTATGAATCTGAAAGAACCCTTTTCCCAATTGTGTTCTCTTTGTTTTTTCTTTTTTCGGCGCAATGATTAATACAATCAGAACAAGACTCCGCTCCTTTATATAAAAAAAGCGCAAGAGTGAAAAAGAGCATCGCAGCTGCTATTGAAGCGACTACAGACAGCGCAACAGTGCTAACAAATACTCCAGCTATGTTTAATACTAAAAGTACCAATACCGCGGCAAAAAAAATGGAGGTGACAGACAAAAATATAAAGTCCATCACCCTACCAAATGAATTACAATTCAAACAAGCCATACACTCACCTCCCTGTTATTATTTTATTAAATTACTGCGACTATTTCGCCCCAGAATTTTTGATTAGAAGACGATGGATAAATACTTACCGTTTTTAAGCCAATAAAATTAACTCGCATCTGAAGTTCTACCGTGTCTCCTGTTGCGCAAGAAAATGAACAGGATACATTGTCATAAATAATGTAATCATATTCATTAGACGTAGAAGAGGTGCATTTTTTGACCCTGCACATTGTTTCTCCTATAGCCGAACCTATGCTATTTCTCCTGACAAACTTTAAATTATAATCAGAAGCAGATGGGAAGACTATTGCGTTAGTAATAATAATGTTGGCTCCAACATTAACAATGCAGTCGAATGGAGCTACAAATTGAGCGTTTACTGGGTTATAAATACCCCGTGGATCTGATACTTCATTGTCAAAAGCAACTTTAACCCACGCCCCATCGCCAGTAACATCAACTTGACTAGTTAATAATGTCGATTCAAAAGCATAGTTAATTGAAGTAGGTGCTGTTGACCTTTTTAGAGATCCGTCAGTATCAACAAAAACATTAGGTACCGAGGCAGTAGTAATACTATAAATTGCTAGGTCTTTAGTGCCTACAATTATTCTATTGCCAGTTCCTGAAACCGTTCTTGTTCCTGCCCAAGAGCCAGGAACATAAACAATGTTGTTATCACCAGTGATTTTTATGCCATCTAACGCGCTAGTAACACGAACAGTATTACCGCTGCCAGTAATAGTTATTGCGTTACCGTCGTATACATTAACAACTTGCAACTGTATGCCATACGTAGCGTCATTGAGTACATCGCCAATATTGTATCCAGAGCCAGTTATATAACTTCCATACCGGAATCCGCTATTAAATGCTGGGTTACCAAAAGATACAAATCTGACAATCTGACCGCCAACAACTTCCGCCGTAAACCACGATCCAGTACCAGCACCGCCAGTTGGGGCAAATGATATCGACCCAGGAATACCGCTTCCTGGATTTGTAATAGTGACACCACCTGCGCCATATGGAGTAGTCCATTCTTTTGGACTAGTCTTATCTATAATAGCTCCAACAGGAATGCTAGCGACCGCTCGATAAGATGAAATATTATTGTTGCTACCATTGATTGTTAAAACGTGAGCTGAAAGATTTGATATTTGGGTTCCACTTTTATCAAGAGCAACATAAATAGATCGAGGAGAATCATTGCCTACTTGTGAAGTATCAGAAATTGCGGGCTGTTCTGCTAAATTTAATGATGTATTTGTATAGCTATAAGCTGTAGCAGATATAGGAGTAACGTTTACTGGACCAAGTATCTGTCCAAAATCATCATTTCCAGACCCAGAACCAAAAGCAGTCTGAGTAACATTTATATTAAGTAGAGCTCCAGTATATACTGAAACGTTTCTAAAATCTAGGATACCATTTAATTTCTTAACATTGAACAATATTTTCGTTGGAGATAATGCTGATGGAGATCCATAGCAAGTTAGGCCTCCAATGATATGAACGGCGTGCGAACCAGAGTGAAAAGACCCAAAATTTTTCCCACTAGGGAACGTAATTTTTGAATTATTAAATATTGTCAACGTATTATTCCCGGCGGAGATAACAGAAGTTAAATCATTCTCTGGTAATAAATATGACGAGCCAGGATAAAAAGTCTGATTAACAAATATAGTCGATGGGTCAGATGGGTAAATGATACCTGACGTATCGTTTGCAGCTGCTGATTGGTCAAGAACAGATCCAGGAAGCCAATGTAATGCAACTCTATAGGTTACTCCTGGTATTTGACCCTTAAGCAATAATCCAGTAGAAACAAAATTTCCACTAAAATATATGATATTACTATTACTGTTAGAAGCATATAATAATATGTTATATGTGCTTAGGTTAACTGACTTTTTGGCATAAAAATAATATGTTGCTTGTGATGGAATGGTAATATCTGCTGTTTCTGTGTAGTTATCTAAAATTAAAATCTTATATTTGCTAGCATTAAGCGCTAGTTGTATTGTTGCATAATCTCCACCTACGCCAACGGTTGCATCATAATCCTTTTCGCCTCCGCCTCCGCCTGAGATTTGAGAAACAGTTGCTGCATCAGTAGGATTAACGCCTGGCGACAGATTCGTTATTTTAAAACCTCCGGCATTAGCATCAGCATTAAAAGTAAATTGACCTGTTTTATTGCCTCCGAAAGTTTGTGATCCAGTGGTTACAACGCCAGGGTAAGTTGCATTAGCAGGCTCTAAATTTAGAGCAGCACCAGTTAACGTTGCGGCATTAGCGTTTGGAGTTGTCCCGACTGCGGATAATGTTATTCCACCTGACACTATTTGGCTAACAGTTGCGGCATCGGTAGGGTTAACGCCAGCGGCTAAGTTTGTTAATTTCTTTCCATTAGCATCAGCATCATTTTTAAATAAAAAATCACCATAAACTTTTTTCGTGACATCTATTAGCTGGGCATTACTACCACTTATTTCCCATAAAGAATCGCCACCTGTTATTTGTGCAACTGTTGCTGCATCTGATGGATTAACGCCATTGGCTAAACCAGTAATCTTTTTACCGTTAGCATCCATATCTTTAGGCAACTGAACAGCGCCGGCACTATTAATAATGCTTTGCTTGATCCATCTTCCGCCACCGGTTGTTGGCTGAACAACAGTTATATCATCAGCTGCTTGAGCTGATGCTTTTACAAACTGCCACGTTCCAAGGGCGCCAACATTTGCAATTACGCCGCTTGCAATAGAAGCCGTATCAATAGCCTTTAATGCAGTAATATCTGCTACCGGTCTATGAATAAAACTTAAATTTATATTTTCATTTGCCATTGTGTTCTCTCCATCAATTAAATTAAACAGGAGCGATCATAAGATCGCCAATTTCATTAATAATAAAATCACCAAAGTCATTTACTAAATAGTAAAAGGTTGGTGGTGGTGGTGGTAACGTACCAATTTGTTGATCGTCATTATTGTATGGACTCTTTACTAGAGCTTCAACTAATGGGTCACCAAGTTTTCCAGAATTATACATAATATTACCTAATTATAATGATAGAGCATCCAATCTTACCCATACGTAGCAAGTAGTAGCAGGAGTAATAAAGCTCAAGGTATCTCCGGCCTTAACTGTTCTTGTTGATGGGCGTAGTTCAGTTTCAGTTGTTGCGAACGAACCAGTTGGTAGCGTTGCTGTAGTATTTAAAGCCACAAAACAATCAGCTCCAGTCGTGAAAGAAAACATTGCTATATATTTACCATTTTGCGAGCCAACGGGAACAGTAAATGATTGAGCAACACCAGCCAATAAAGTTGTTTCAAATTTAAATTCTTTTTGTCCGAATGGAATACCATACGAAGGAATGCCGTTTAGGTCTCTTTGTATTGAAAATGCAGTTGACATGTTTTTTACCTCTTAAAATTAAAAATTAATATTTTATTACGTGCATAACATACATGTTATTGACGTTGGCTTGTAAACCACCAGTGCTTTCAGTATTAATAGCAAAGGTGCCAGGATTTGGGGTTTTTGCAGTACCTCCCGCTATCCCACCACTAGTGTCAAATAAATTGGTATGAACGTGTGCAATACCCTGGCTTGTCTGAGAACTACCAACTTTATTTCCGGCCAACCCTCTAAAGAAAGCACTTCTTTCCTTAGCATCCGGATCTCTATATATATAAGCCGAAAGAGGTGGAGGTAGATCTGCCGACCAAGATCTCATATGAAGACCACGAGTATCAGGTAATGCATATGTTGCATTATTAATTGCAAACATTGTAGCGTAAGCTACTTCTGCTGCCGTTTCAGTTCCTGACAAGGCAACTTTAATGCCGAACGCGCTAGATAGAGCAGGATCAGACCCAAGCCCAGCAATTTGATACCACACATAAATATGCTGACTTGTTCCTGAGTACCAATCATACCAACATCCGGCTGTCATAGTTGATGCAGCTACCGGAGTTATTCCATACATAGTATAACCATTAAAAGCATCCGTAATCATTTGCTGGCCTTCCGCTAATGAATAAGAAGACAATAGCGCTACTTTGATTGGAGTTTTACCAGGAAGAGCTGGGTCTACGCCAGAACCATCAATTGTGAACCACATGTAATAATCGGTATTATGGCTGGATATTTCTAAATATGTCCCAGCCAATCCTACGACGCTTGGCACGTCTAGAGCATAAGAAACATTGATGTCAGGAATTACAGGGGCGTACGTTGTAATAGTAAATCCAGAAGTACCATTGCCAGCAGAACCATTTGATGCGCCAAGCTGATTTTGTTTTATATAAACTAAGCCATTGCTATCAAGGATAGCAGAAAATCCATATGATGCAGAACCTGGAGAAATCTCCCCAAACGTAAATCCTGTCGGGATAGTACCGTCAGTTGGAGCGGTTGCATTTAAAGCGGTATTATTGGTTGCTACTATATGCGTCACAGAATCATTGAGATCCGGTTGTCTGGCATAATGGTACTCTAACCCAGTTCCAAATCTTGGCATGTTTGTATCATAACTAAACAATATTTTTTGCAATCTAGAATTAGGACACCCATATGGATCGGTTTTATCAGTCTCTAGCGATGCTCCATTACAAAGATACTCACCAGGCTTTGGAGATTTAAGAATTGTCGCTCCGCCGGCCTCATACATACACTCGAAAATCTTACCTACGTCAGCATCGGAATATTCCCATCCGTTAACACCACACACTACCGGCAAATGTAGTTTCGACTTATCGTGCGCGGGATTTATTGCCGTGAAATTAAATGCCGACCCTTCAAAAAATTCCTCATCTAACATTATCGGAAAAGATGTAAGGGCAACAACATCATCAACTAATACGAAATTTGTAAAATCAGCATCAAATATCGCGTCGGCAGGAAATGACAAGCTAAGGGCAACGGCATCATCATCAGCATTGCCGATATTTTTACCAACGTTGGTTCCAAATGAAAAGCTAACCGAATATTTAACCCAGCTTGGAGTTAGAGCAAACTGCTTTATGGTTATTTCTTCCGTTGGAGAACCACCAATGCCGTAAAATTTTGTTATTTTAAATGTGACCGGAAGCGGAGCGGCATTATTTGTTTTTGCCTCAAAATAAAATGTCATTTTCCCATCTTCCGAGGCAAACTTATTTACGTCTCTAAAAGAATAACTAAGCTTCTTAAATGCATCACCAGGATGGTTGCTAGTGCATTTTACACGGCAGGAATATCTAGGATGAGAGCCGGGGCTAGAAACATAAGATCCATATCTAGTAAAGCTTACAAAATCAGCGGCAGCACTCCCGGTAGATCTTTCGTAAACCCATAACCCTGGAGAAACAATCGTCTGATCCAGAGTAATTGCTCCGCTATTTGGTAAATCCCAATGCGTCTTAAACTGACCATTCGTAATATAGTTTTTATATTGCTGGGTGGTCTCTTCTTTAGCTCCTTCGTTAGGTACGCCTTGTCTATCCCATTGAAAGACACCAGGACCGCCGTTTCCATCATTGGCATAAACTTTGATGTAATAAAGCTGTAGATTCCCATTCGTATCAAATGCTTGCGCATAAGGAACAATATCATTTCCAACAGCATCTTGAAAGCAACCGGCAGCGCTTAATACGCATGGATTTGGAAGAGGATCATATGTATAATTTGGCGGTGTTCCGCTAATCTTATATACAGTTTGTAACTGGTTTCTTTGGTTATCATTGTAAAAATAAACCAATCCACCAGATAGCGGTAATCCCGTGTCTTTATCTACGAAATATGTTTCAAGATAATTTAACGGTATGTAATTTAAATTTAATCCCATGGTTTAATCCTCTGTATCAAAATATTTATTTAATCCTTCTGTTAAGCTGGTAACAGCTGACGGCCTCACTGCTTTACGTAAATTCTTAATAAGCGATGGAGTCTCAAAAGACATTGTAGTAGGATTTCTTCCTTTAAATAACTTTCCAATCTGCGGAGCCAATCCACCGCCAGCTACGGCTGCTGACAGTTCACCGCTCAAAGGAAAACCTAATAAATGACCTAATGTATAACCAGCGGCACCACCTCCGGCAACTCTTGCAATATTTCTTCCTGCAATTTTCTTCTCTAAATCTCCTATGTCTTCATGCAGATATTCAGGAATCAACTTAGCCCCAGGATTGGCTTTTTGCAATTTGGCTTCTCTAATTTTAATTTTTTTAAATTGATCAGATACTTTTTCCGGTTCGGGATTTTCCCCAAGCTCAGTAAAGAAATTTGAAGCCTCTCTATTTGGCACGACGTGCTTCCTAAAATAATTTTGAGCGCCTAGATAATCTCCTTTTATTGTTTTATCTGGATGCTTATCAGCATATGACATCATGTCATTATTTAATTTTTCTTTAGCAAAATTTATAGAGTCATAAACAACCTGATCGTGAGCTTCCAAATACCCATTATTAGCAGCAGCTTTCCGGTCTAAAGATCTAATTTTATCGCCAATGCCTCGTTTCAATAAATGAGCATTTTCAAAAGTAGGATTATCAAAAAACACTTTATTTAAATCCTTTAATTTCTTATCAGTAAAAGCTGTTTTTACATCATTTATTGGCAATGATAAATATTCTGCTCCCTTTACAGGTTTAGGAAAAGCATACGCTTGACTTCCTTCGGGTTCTTTTAATTCATAGCTGATTGTCTTTCCATAAATAGATTTATCTTTTGTCCTTGAAAAAATGTTTTTATAAGCCTGACTGGTTACATCTTCATGCATTCCTAAAGTATCTTCAACCTTGCTAGCTAAAGAATTAACATACTTTTGCGGTCTAACTGCCTCGCTAACTTTTGACAATCCAACCTTGGCATATGGTAATCCTTCTCCAACTGTTCCAGCTAAAAGACCATGTACAAGTCCTGTTATTCTATCTCCTGGGCTTTCTGCGGCTCCAAAAGCTCCGCCTCCTGCTATTCTTCCGGCTATTGCTGGGATGCCTTTTCCTGATCCTATAGATGCGCCTATTTCACCAAGACCACCTGCTGCTGCGGCTGTTTTCAACAGAGACCCTGGCGCCATATAAGCAAGTGCTGCACCTGGAATTTTACTGGCCTCATAAACGGCACCTTCGCCAAATTTGGGATGTAATACCCCAGCAGACCAAATCCTGGCCATTTCGTCACCAGCTCCAAGTATTGAGTTAACAGCTGAGCTGCTTGCTAAGCGCTCTAACCTAGACGGTTGCTGTGGTTGACCCATCGGCATTTGCTGTTGCGCCATCTCCTGCCGTTGAGTGTTTTGTTCGGACAATAAATCCCTTGGCTCATTAGGATTTATTCCAGATTCTGCAAATAAATCTCTTGGCATTATTGTATCCCCAATTTTTGTTTAACCTGTTCAACTGTTAAGTTATGAAGCTTAGCGGTATGTTCTAAATCAGCCTGAGAAGGTGGCGCCATAGATCTGTTTACTGCTGGCGCTTGTTGGCCTGCTTTCTGCTGAGTTGCTGTACCTGTATCTATGTATTGACCAGTATCTTTTGGCAATTCATGGATACGCCTTGTCACTCCTTTATTTATCGGTTCGGATGTTTTAATAATGGCGTCACCAAGCTGGTAAAGTGTTTTTACGGCATTGTTCATCGAAGCAATAGCGCGTTGCGGGTTTGAGCGAGCGTTATTTATGTCTTGCACCATAGCGTGCATCTCATGGCGCTGTTCATTCGATGATGCAAGCTGCTCCATAACTTTAATTTGGTTAACTAAATTAGGGGCGAACTGGCTAACAGCCCAATCATAATTTGCTATAGCATCAGGATTTTTATTTAACCACTCATCACGTTCGCGCTTGCCTTTTCCAATTAGACCAGCGTATTGAGTAGCATCTTTTAACTTAGGCGCATATTCGTCCCTATTTTCTGATAGCCATCGTTCCATATCAAGAGCACCGTCTAGTCTTTGTTTTTGTTTTCCAGAGAGAAGCTCTCTATTGACATAATACGAATTAATATCTTTTAGCGTCTGAATATCTTCTGGTTTATTAGTAAACTGTGGCTTTCCTTGATTACCTGCGGCTGGTTGTTGTTGCTGCATTGGCGGCTGCTGTGGAGCTTGTGGCTGCTGATTAGCAACTGGTTGCACCTGAGGCTGAGCCAGTGCCTGAGTTGGCTGCTGAGCTTTAGGGCCGGCAGATAAATTGTTAACAAGAGAAGAGCCAGCATTTCCTGAATTTTGGAACCCACCACCATAAGTATTTGATAATAATTTATCAACCAAAGACTGATATTTAGAGGCCTCATTTTGTAATTGTTTATTACCAGTATCTGCCATAGCTTGATTATAAGCCTCCTGGTTTTGTTTCAGCCATTGCGATTTTTCTGCTGGGTTCATCTGCTTAACCATTTGAACCATTTGATATGCTTGACCAAATCTACTTGCGCTTTGCTGTGTTTTTTGAGCTTCCAAAGCATACTTCAATGGAAGGAATCTATCTTCAGCTCCCATATGAGCCGCAGCGGCTCTTCGTTGATTAATTTCTGATTGAGCCTGCGGACCATACCAGGCTATTTCCTCTTTCCCTTTAGGAATATCAACTTCTTCGGTTTTTCTAGTCTGAGCCATTGTATATAGAGGATCTGCTTGCGCCTTTGCCAATTCTGCTTGAGCCAAACCACCAGCGTACGGAGTTCTGGCGGCTTGCATTTGACTTAAATATTGAGCTTGTTTAGCGGCTTCTTCTTGCTGCTGTTTCATATAAGGAAACATTTCTCTGGACTGCTTAAATGCTTGGCCAGCTTGTAACCCCTCTACAAGGCTGCTTCCTAAATTCATGTCATACATTGGAAAACTAATTGCCATAAAATCACCTATATACTATAAATGTTTCACGTGGAACATATATTAATGAAGAGCGGATAGGGCTCCTGGAGCTCCTCCAAAAGCATAACCAAGGCCAACGCCAAGACCCTTGCCAAGCAAATTAGACATACCAGCCTTATTGCTTGCAGCGCTAGAATAAGCCCCGCTTGCTTTAGAGCTCAGCATGTCTTTTAATCCCTGAGCCATTTGACCAGAGGCATCATAACCCATGCGGTTAATATCACCATATCCACCTAATCCTGTCTGATACATGCCCATCATTCTATTGGCATAATTACCAAAGTCTTGACTTTGTAAACCGCTTAGTTCTTCAGCTAGCATTCTTTGCTCTTGTGGTGAACCGACCATTCCTCCAGCAGCAGACGCCTGGTTCATACCACGAGTAGCTTCACCTCTTTGGAACTGGTACTCAGGAGATGCTGTGTAACCAGCCGTAAGGCGATTAAATATCGCATTAGGGTCATTGACTAAACCGCCGTATTGAGACATCAGAGCCTGCAATGACTGCTGACCAGCGCCAATATATGGGTCATAATATTTACCCATCTGTCCTGGTATCTGATCGAGATACTTATTCGCTTCTTTCGAAGGATCTTTACCGCTAAACATACCCATAATTCACCTCATTAATCCCAATTAAAATTGTTAAATTCTTGCATGTCGCTAATCGCGTCATTATACAAATGATCTAAATTGTCTTTTTCAGTTTTTGTTACGTGCTCTTCGTAATTAGGAGACAGCCTTGTTGCATTAACAATATTTATCACCATTTGATAAGCAAATGATAAATCAGATATAGCCTTATATCTTACCATGTGTATATATTTAGAAATATCATCTGGTCTTGCCATAATACAATCCTCACAAATTATTTTTATGATTATAAACGCACGTGTCTAAATCGATTTTCTCACCATTAGTTAACTCATTTCCTAGAAATGCTATTGTAACATTTCCTTCTCCACAATATATCCTAAACTGATAAGTTGGAAATAATGTTTCTACGTCATCAGCAAGTAAAACTTTATTACCTTCTCCATCAACGCGATTAGGATTATCTATATTATAATTTCCATCAACAATTTCTCTAGTGTAGTAATATTTATACATAAATAACTAACCCCTTAACATAATCTATACCACCGCCAAGCGTAGTATGTCTAATATTTATTCCTCCAACTGTTCCTGGCGTTAGGTTTGTTAATAATGAAGCTACAGATATCCTAAATAATCTACCAGTAAGGCCTGTTAAATTATACACTGTTGTTGTATCTGATGCAGTAAATTGATTAGATAACTGAGCTGAACCATTACAATATTCAACAGAAATATCTATGTTTTTGTTTATTCCTGCTGCGCCAGCAGAAACAAAACCCTCTATGTATAAATCAATTAAAGCATTAAAATCTTGAGGGATTTTAAAATTGAAATTGAAATTACCTCCTGCACCAATGCTCCTACTGCGATAATTTCCATATATTCCATTTGTTTCTATATCTAGTGGAAAGCTTCTTGTTCCTAAAGACAATGCTCCGGTCAATGCATTATATAACAAAGGAGGAGATACGCTAAATGGATGGATATGGTCAGCTCTTGGCAATGTATTTAACGCGCCTACATTTACTGTGCCAATAGGCTTAACGTTTGTGGTTAATGTCTCAAAAGATTGGTTAAAAGCCGTGTTAGTAGAAATATCTGAAACATTAGCAGTTATGCCAGTATTGTTGCCTTTATATGTATTAGCGCCAGCTTGTGACAATTTAGCGTTCGTTACCGCATTGTTTGCTATCGTAGCAACACCAGTTGAAGTTAACGTAACATCTGTAGACATAGTCTGTGGAGCATATGCAGTTCCACCAGCATTACCAACTAAAATCTGCCCGCTAGCTGGTAAAGTATTTGGAACAATATCCGCTTTAGTCTGAGCGTCGTTAGTAACATTGCCTAATCCTACTGCTGTAGCATTTAAAGTTTGCCACGTTTTATCACCGCGCCAATATTGAGCTATAGTGCCAGACGTAATCGCTGGCTCTTTCGCGTAAAAAATGTTCCAATCTGTAGATGATAAATACCCATCTGAACTAACTCCGGACTGAGTAATAGATAAAGTTCTATCAGCAGATAAATCACCACCACCTTGCAAAGGGGCTGTTGTACTAATGGTTCTTGATGCACTTACTTTGGCGCTAAAGGATGACCAATCAATCGATGTTAAATATCCATTGGTAGTAGCATTGGCAGCAGGGATTGATATCGTTCTATTTGCTGATAAATCGCCACCACCAGACAATGGAGAACTCGTATTAATCTGTGTTGCTTTTAAAGCTTTCGCGTCTAATTGAGACTGGGCATCTGACGTCACATTGGATAAATAGTTTATCTGCGCAGCCGTAGTAACTCCTGTAGTTAAGTTTCCTCCGCCGTCAGTTATCACCGACATGTTTGGAAATAAAAATGAGTTCGATGAAAATTGAAAGTACCGCATGGATCCGTTTATCTTTGCCGCAAGATTGTTATTCGTCTCATCATATATCAACGTACCATTAAATATATTTGGAGCCAAAACCCCAATATTCGTTACATTTTGCGATGGAGAAACTAATCCCTCATTAGATGTGTTCTTTTGAAGCTCAGTAAAAAGTTGTGATAATGTTTGACGCCATGTATCGGTTAAATTTCCATCTTCGTTTACAAATTTAATGTCTGTGAAGTTAGGTATGTTCATGTAGTATATCCTATAACTCCATTAGACAATATAAACCTATCATCTCCGTACATTCTCAGCTGAACAGAAAATTCATTGCATAAACAGTTCACCCAGGAAACAAGCTTGTTCTGTCTTATTCCCAGCGGATTTAAAGTATAGCGAATGCTGTTACCAAAACTGTTACCACCATCAATTGATATTGACATGTCAATTTCCTGAGGATTTTTAGCATGACCTTGCTCAATCGGGAATGTAATAGTGTTTACAACAAATGTCTCAGATCCTGGCAATCTAAAATTAGATGCAATCCTAATTCTAGGAATAACTTTTCCTTCTACAGTGCTATACTTACTGCTTATCTCATATAAACCGGCATCCTGCGCACTTATGTAATAATATGAGTTATTGTATGATGCAATCCTTCTAGCTGGGTGATAATTCATCTCTTCATCGCACAAGTTAGAAAACTTTTGAGTGTTAAAGTCGTATGCTAGAGTGAAATTGTCATCTTTGTTGGTAAAGCTAAACTGATAAATCAAATGACCATCTTGTCTAAAAATCATCGCAAAAGAATCTTCAGGATGCTTTACCTGATTTAGCTTAAAGTTAATACCATCAGTAGATATTGTCTGTATATCTCCACCGGTCGTGTACATAATAACCGGACTTGATTTTTCGTTAGCTCCAATCCAAACTACAAAGTTCTCACCATATGCGATAGTGGCAGGGTTAACGCAACCATAGTCGATATTAAACCCTGACGTTCTCTGATAAGGGAATAAGTAATAACCAACGTTCTGCCATAGCTCGCAAACAGTTCTTCCCATCACAATAAGATTGTTTCCTCTTCCAGGAACTTTAACGCACGCTACGCAGTTATCAGGCTTTGTTTGTAAAGCTCCAACGTTTGCCGAGGCTGGTGGGAAAAAATGGCCATTGTTTAACTGGGATAATCTCCACTTGGGATTATTAACGTCAGCAGCTATGAAATATCCATCTTGGAATGCTATATATCCAGGTGTGAAATCTAAATCAGTAGTAGCATCATTTTTAGCTTTCTGAAAAGTGCTATTGCCATAATCATAAATCCATAAATCTTTTTTATCGCATATTGCAACCTGCTTAGCGTTGTTCTCGTCCATAAAAACTTCGCCGTTAAATGTGTTTACTTGTCCAACAATCTGAAAACCAAAGAAGTTATCAATCACATATACATTATTAGAAACAACAGCAATTAACTTGCCTGATCTTAGACTATTAAAAAGACCTCTTCCTTCTCCTGAAGTTGCTAGACTCTTCGCTAAAGCAGATCCTGCATAGGGAACAAGCCAATCATCTGATATGATCATGTTCCAAGTCTGAGAATTAGAAATTTTAGCGTAACGACCGAATGTTGAACCACCAACAATATCAATAGGAGCCTCAATAATATGCCGTCCTCTACTCATGGTCTCCACGCTCCAAATCTTTGACTCTTTAACGCCTCATTAAATCCATCGGTCGAATCGCACCCAAGAGGAATAATTGACTGTCTACTAAAATCGTATGGGCTTATGTCTTTAAACATAGCCTCGTAGCTTAATAATTTTTGCCTTGCCTGTTCTGGGAAGTCAATATTATTTTCTTCGCAAATTGCAGATGCTAATAAATAACGCAAATAAACTAAATAGCTTCTTTCGAAATTAAGGCTTAAATCAGTATTTATATTAGTAATCTGAGTTAAAGCAAATTTACCCCAAATCTTAACCGGATATACCTGGTCTGGGCTAAAGTACATGTAAAAATCAGACCCATTTTTCACCCTTTCAACATGATAAGAAAATGGCAAAGAGCTTATCCCGTTTACTCTTGCTCCAGCAAAATATTCCTCCCTAGTCATGCGCGTCATAGGGGTCCTAACAGTTCCATTAAGAAGAAAAGTTGATGACTGCTCGCTAACTAATCCAGGGATAAAATATTTTTCTTGGCCAATAACTGGGGTTAAAGAATATTCTTGAAAGAATGGAATTTGTCCAATGTCAATAGACCGTACAGCAAGCAAATCATTCAAAAGGAATAATCCATCTTGAGCCTGATCGCCGGAAACTGATTGAAAACCACGGCTTACCACGCTTGATAAATAATAAGCCCTTGTAATGAGTTGCAATGCTGTATAAGTCATAATTCACCCTATAAATTATCAACAAATCCTATAACATCAATACTTAAAAGATCATTGTTCATGACTTTATACTCAACAGAAGGATCATTATAGATATCTAATCTACACGGGCATTCTATTTGAAAATAATGATCCACAGTTTGAACAACAGAACTAAAAGTAACAGAACCAGCACTAGAGCTACCAGTTGGTCTTAAGTACCCATAGTCACCAGCCGCAAAAGGCCGATGCTTACAAGCAAAAAAGACTTGAGTAGCAACAGGAGGAACAGCTTGGATCAAACTTATAGTTTCATAAACAGTAGCCGCACCGTTTGATAAAACAGAATTTGCTACATCATATCGATAGACGCGTTTATCGCCTAAACCAAACTGGTAAAGCTTCATAAAGTTATTACCTATATCCGTAACGGCATAACCAATACGTCTATAAATATCATAACCAGCAGGAAGCAATGGAGTTACTGAGCTCGATAAAATAACACCCTGAGTATATCCTTTTAATGCTGAGCTAATGGCAAAAACATTGTAAATGACGCTAGATCCAAGGGATCCAGTATCAATACCGTTTAAACCAACAGTTGCCGCATTCAAAGTAATTGGGCTGTCAATCCTGATAATATAAGAATTTGTTGAATCACTACAGCTACCAGCCGCTACCGTTAACGTAGTAGCTGATGCGTATGATACACCTAGAGCCCGAATGAACGGGCTCACTGGTGTTTGACTTTCGTAATGTGTAATCATTTTACACCTCGAATTTCAATTATTATAGGTTATCAACAAAGCTAACTACTGATAACGACAAGGTATCGCTTGCTGTTACTGCATAGTCAACTTTAGCGACACTGCTGCTAATAGCACATGGGCATTCCAACTGTAATCTATTTGCCACAGCTGCAACCGAAGAGCTTACAACGCAAGTGCTAGTAGAAGCACTTCCGGTCGGCCTTAGAACTGCAGTGTTAGCTGCAATCGCTGGCGTATGAGTAGCGGCAAAGACAACAGAAGTAGAAACGGCTGGTACGCAAGCAGCTAAACTTACTGCCACATATGTTGCAGAACTTCCACCACTTAAGACGGAAATCGGGGCATCATAGCGATATAAGCGAGTGCTTTCGTTGCCTACTTGATAGATTTTCACAAATTGTGAACTTCCATCAGTAACGGCATAACCAATTCTACGATAGACGTCATATCCTTGTGGCAAGATCGGAGCAGATGCCAATGAGAGAATAACTCCCATTTGTACATAACCACGTTCTGACCAGATAGCGAAAACATTGTAAACCTTAGAAGTTGACAAAGCTCCGGTATCAATACCATTCAAGCCAACAACAGCTCCATTTAAAGTAATGGCGCTATCAGTTTTGGCAAGATATGAACCAGTCGAATCTGCGCAGTTTCCAGCAGCTACGGTTAACGTAGTAGCTGAAGCATACGAGATGCCTAATCCGCGAATGTGCGGACTAAGCGGCAATTTATTTTCGTATTGAGTAATCATTTATATATACCTCTTAAAGTTAAACTGGGAATAGGACGCGCATTGAATAGCTTGGGATCAACGTCGAAGACCAAATACAATCGTGTATTAAGCGTTGAACGTTCAAGCCGAGCAATGAACCATAAGCTAAACGCAGCGAAACGCCGGTTCTCTCATCATACTCTGCATGAGATGCGTATGGGTCCTGTGAAGGCAGTTTTGGCATGGCCAAGTAGAAAGCGCCACCAGAAACTAGAAGACCGCAACGGTGAGTTGGCATCATTTTGATTCTCATGCCAGCAACCAATGGGAGGTTACAGTTTTGGTTAGCATTTCCAGCCCAGCAAATACCTTTGCTTTCATCATCAGCAACGATAGAAATAACAATTTCGCCAGAACCGCTTGTGTCTGCATCAGCAATAACGCGCATTTGTACTGGTTGGCTTGTTACGATATTGCCCATATGTGAAACTGCAAACGGGGTATCATATCCTGAGGTAGCGGCAATAAAGCCAAGATCGCCAGAGCGAACAGCTTTACTAGTGCTAAGCAAAGGACTTGAGCAAGTAATTTGAGTTACGTTTTTACCGGTCGGATCATTCGTTGAAACGATAGTCAAGTACTGGTTTGCTCCAGCGCCGTTGCCTACTGCTCCAGCATAATGAATTGGTAATGCG